ATACGGCATATCTCTCTCAATGGCACTCCCTCACTGAGGAGTTCGCATATCTTCTCTGCCACTACGGGATCGTAGGACGAGGGTCTACCGATAGCGTGCTTCTTGAGTTGTGTCTGGGCGTCGCCGATGACCTTCTGTACGGCCTGCTTGGCCTTTGCGGTCTCGGTCTTGGTTGCACGCGGCTTGCGTGGCTTCTTTGGCGTTTCGGGCGTCATCCCTATTCCTCCTGCGAATGGTTGAAGTTGTGGTTCAGTTTATCCGATTCGCTTTTGGAGTGCCAGTGTTGGTTGTTGGTGAAGGTCTATCCGCACTTATGGGTTTCCCCAGAGTAATCCGGTGTACCAGCCCTGATCCCGACCTTGCGGTCTTGTAGAGATTCTCACCAACAAGACAACCGACTGCTGACCTCTCCAGCCCTCGCGCCGTGGGACTCGAACCCAAATCGGCTGACTTGTTGGCCCCCGTTTTATTTGATCGGGCGGGGAAACCGATTCGCTATCAGTTCGCTGGGGACTCGCTAGTCTCGATCAGTTCTTGCTGGTCGGGGTTGCTGTACTGCTCCACTGCGGTGCCCTTGCTCAACTCATTGACGAGGTCATCTTGCGATGCCACGCGAACGGTCAGCATGGTGTTTGCCACATGGCTCAGTGCCTGCTGGCGCAGGCTTGCCTTGATCAGGCGGGTCTTGCCGTCGGGCGTGCCGACGAGGTAAATGCGCTGTGCTGTTGCCATCTCACTCTCCAGTGTTGTTATGCCTTGAATTTTAACATGAAATTGACCAAAAGAAAACCCGCTCGTGGCGGGTTTCCGGTGTTGGTAGAGGGCACCACCCCTTGTTTACCGATTCGGTTTGCTTTCGCTGTAGGATCGCTACGCATTCGCTTTTTACATGAATACGAGTATACCCACACACAGGACAAATGCAACCCCTGCCAGTGCCTCGTTGATGATGTACCGGCGGCTCCGCTCGTAGTACCACTGCCGCTGGCTGGGCAGGTCTCGCATCATGTTGTCGATCTCTTGTCTGGTCATGTCAACTCCAATACGGTGGCGCGTTCTGCGCCTTTGTGGTCTCGGTGGGAAAACTCGTCGACCTGCTCATGCTCACCGTAGTACCACTCCTCGTTGACGTTGAGCGCGACCTCGATGGACGTGATGTGATCGATCTCAGTGACGCCGCCCTCATACCCGGGGCGCACCACCATGAGTTCAGGGTCAAAGGTCTTCAACCGCTCGATCAGGTCTTTAACTTTCATGGGTTCTGCCTCACTGTGTGCGCGGCGTTCATGCCGCTTAAAAAGATTGCGGCCAAAGCCTGCTGGAAGGTGCAACCCCCGTTGGTCATGGCCGTGAAGATGTCGATGGCCTCGGCCTCGATGAACTCTCGGGCCTGCCGGGAACCGAGGTGGGTCTTCTCCATGCCGCGAGGGTTGGCTCGGGCCATGGTGGGCTTGATCTGGTTCATGTCCACACCCTCTTGGTTTCTGGCGCAGAAGGCGCTTTCTTGGTTGGTTGAGGGGTAGACATAGCCACCCCGTAAAAAATCGCGCTGAGGGCGCAAAACAGGGCCAGCGTGATGGCCGTGAGCAGGACGGCTTGCCTCATGCCTCCTCCACCGTGATGCGGTACTTCTTGCCGAAGCGATCCTCGACCTCAATGGTCTTCTTGGTGCTGGCGAACTTGCCCTCGGGCGTGATGTCGAACTGGGGGCGGCTCACGCTGGACAGCAGGCGCTCGGTGTCGTTGGCCTTGAGTTCCTTGCTGATGGTGTGCGCGATGTAGTCGCAGTAGGCAACGTAGGACTTCGGCAGGTTGTCGAAGAACTGGTTGACGATGGTGTTCATGGTATCGAAGTGGGTCATGGTGTTCTCCTCAGTTGAAGTATTGATCGATCTCAGCGTTGATGCGGTCGTGGTCGCGGGCAGTGAGTTTTCTCTCAAGCCACGCGGCCTTGTAGCCTTTGCGATCCAGCACCTCCCACTCGGCCTCGCTGTAGCCGTAGTAGTCCATGTCGCTGTCGGCGTGGTAGTTGTACGAGCCTTGCACGCACTCGTAGTGGGTGACGCCGATCAAGCAGGGGATGCCTGCGATGGTGGTCTCGATCTCTGCTTCGTATGTCATTTCGCTTCTCCTTCGCTGTCCTGCTTATTGCAGTGATGCCAGTATAACACCAACTTAAACGTCAACGCAATACCCCGCAATGAAAAAGGGGCTTTCGCCCCTCCTTCACCTTAAACCGCCAGAGCCTCCTCGAGGCTGACCTGATTGGTCTTGAGTTGGGCCAAGCCATCGGCCAGAGACCAGAGGGCGCGGTTCAACTTGACGTTCTCGTTGACGCCACCCACGGCACGGGTGCTGGTGCGGCGACCGGTGGTAGAGCGGCCAGACAAACCACCCTTGAGCAGGTTCTCTTGCACACGGTTGAAGGTCGTCCACAGGTCGGCCTTATTGTCGGCCCAGCGGCGGGTGCGGAGAATCTGGCTGGCCTCCACCGGTGCCTTCTCTTCGTCCCAGCGCAGGGACAGGGCGGCATTGGCAAACACGGTGGCCTCCTCGGGTGCCAGTGTGATCGATTTGTAGGTGTCGATGCGGCCAGCGATCTCCTCGACGTTATCCAGCACGCGGACAGCGCCCTCGATCACGTCGTCCACCACGTTGCCAGAGTGGCGCACGCGGATGTCGTTGCAGACGTCACCGGCGATCAGACCGTTGGAGCAGACGAAGCGGAAGAAGCCGGACAGCAACTGGTACGAGGACGAACCGTCGTGGCTGTTGAGCAGGATGATCTCGGGCACTTCCTCGAGGCTGGTGATGCTGGACTCGTGGCGCAGGCGCACGAGGTGCTTGGTGTGTTCGCGCTTGGACTGATCGCGGACGCGGGTCTGGCGAACCTCGAAGGGCTGGAAGCCCTCACGGCGCAGGCCATCCAGCACCTCGATGGTGGGGATGAAGGTGTAACGCTCACCACGGGACTCGTGGGCTTCCTGCGCCAGCACGCTGGGGGCGTAACGGGCGATCTGCTCGTTGCTCAGAGAGGTGGTGGAACGGAATGCAGACTGGTTGCTGGAACGTGCGTACTGGTACATGATTAACTCGCTTTCTGTTGGTTACCCGACAACACCTTGTTGTCAGTGCTTGCAGTTTAACATGGAATTAAACGTCGTCAACATTTATTTTGACTTTGTTGTAGGTACTTTCCCTAATCCCTCACCTTTGAGGTGGCGCAACAGGGGAGCCAGCACCTGCTCGGTGTTGGGCACCTCCTTCATGTGCCGCTCGATCTCGGCCACGATGTAATCGCACCCGTGGTCAAAGCCCTTGATGTAGTTGATGTCGGCGGCGGATTTTGGATCGAACATGGTGATCTCCTCAGAAGGGTGCGTCAGGAACTTGGGTCAGGTCAAAGCGCGGCTTGCGCGTGCGCTTGATCTTCACCGTGATGAACTTGTAATGATCGGCGGGCTTGTCCCACACCCAGCGGGTGACCTTGCCCATGTAGTCGAGGATGCCGTACTTGATCATGCGACCTCCTTGAATTGTTTTGCCAATGACTCGCACTCGTTGACGCAATACTCCATGGTCTTGACGGTGTCGCCCTCGAAGTGCATCTCGCGAAACAACCCTTTGTCGTACACCTCTTTGTACTCGCCCTGCATTAGTTCGGGGTCTCGCGCATCACCGAGGTGAGCGCAGTCATACCCGAACCACCACAGACCCTCAGCCTCCACCGGGTACTGAGCCTTCTCGCCACCGGCGTACGTCAACCCACCATGCACGTCAATCGATGGCACGTCGTCGTAGTCGTGACTGTGGTACTTGTGACCCTCTGGCACTGCGACGTAGCCACAGCGATGGCCTGCGGGGTGGATGATCACCACGGCACGGTAGCCAGCGCCCGTCACCCAGTCTGCTTCGATGTTTGGTTTCATTGCCTTCTCCTTAATAATTTTTTTCGATGACAGCCAGCATCTCAGCGACGCCCGCAGAGATGTCGGTGTATGCCTCGAGTTCATTGGGGTTCTGCGCGGCCTGATCTGTCTTCTCAGCGTAGTCGCCTTGGATCAGGATGCGATCACCGGCCCAGCGACCGATCATCGAATGCTCGGGGAAGTCGCCGCCCCCACGCCCGTTGCTGTTTGCCAGCAAAGCAAAGAGTGCGGTGCTGGTGCTTGCGATGTGACCGACCTGCTCGTACAACTTGAGACCGTTGTCGATGGCGTGCGGGTTGATGCGTTCTTTTTTGTCTAGGTTGTAGACCTCGTGATACTGTCCCATGATTCGCTTTCCTTTCGCTTTGAGATGGGGCCGAAGCCCCGGGGTTTACTTGTGGATGATGTTGGCGAAGCGGGTGTCCACCTCGGCCTCTTTGACGGTGTCGTAGCCACGCACACCGCAGGTCTTGTCGTCCATGAAGACGTAGTCGTTGTCGAGGGTCACGATGATGCTGTTGCCAAGGTGGCGCTCGTCATCGATGTGAGCGATCCAGCCACGTTGGGCCAGCATCTTGTCGAGTGTCTTGCTCATGCTGGCCTCCGATTATTTGCTGGTGACCTTGACGCTGAACACAGCGGCGGTCTTGCTGTACTTGGCAATCTGGTCGGCGGTGATGCCGAGGTCAGCGCACAGGGTCTTGTAGTCGACTGTCGAGCGGTTGGTCTCGATGTAAGTGGCCTTAAAGAGGTCGCCTTCGACAACCTTGGCACCGCCTGCGCTGGCGGAATCCTTGATGCCGTCCTTGATGGCGTCGGCTTGCTTGGTGAGTTCGGCGATCTGGGCCAACAGTTGACCGAGGGTATCGACTTGGGTGGTGGTGATAGTGTTCATGGTTTAACTCGCTTTCGTTGTTACCTGACGGCTTGATTGCTTGGTCAGTGGTGTTAGTATAACCCAGAGTTAAACCATGTCAACACCTTTTTGCAAATTATTTTCTAGGTAGTTTCCCCTAGTTGTTGGCGGACGTCGGCCAGCAGGTCAGCCTCATCGAATCCCCAGTGCTTGGGGAACCCCTTCGTCCCGAGGCCATGGAGGCCCGTACGGCCTCTGTGATGCTCTGGGCATAGTGGGATGACGTCCATGTGGCTTGCGCGTCTCCCAGCCCCCGTTCCGGCCCTCGGATGGTGTAGTTCCGCCGGGGTGCCCGGGTAGCCCATGCGGCGGCAGACCGCACAGCCTAGTTCGGCCACGCGGCCCATGTGCTTTTTCTCAGCCAGCGTTGTCATTCCTGCCACCATCCTTCGATGTACATCTCATAAAACCCCCAGCAGAGGAGGTACTCCCAACTGCGCTGTGGGTTACGGTCTTCCCAGTAGAACTGCGCCAGCGCAAGGCACAGGTCTTTACTCGGCGGCGATCTTTTCATTCGGCTTCTCCAATCCGGGGCGCTGGAACGCCCATGTGAATTTGATCTCGATACTGTCCTCAAGAGTGACTGCATCAAGAGTGGCCTCGTCTACCTGTCCGTGGCAAAAAGCACGGAACACGCGACGATGCGTGTAGATGTCGTCGACGCTTTCAAGTCGATCAACAGGCTTGCAACAGATGGCGCACTTGGGCCACCCTGCCGCGCTGAAGTAGTGTTGTAGTGCGTAGTCGATCAATCGTTCCTCTCTTTCGCCCACTCGTTGCGAATACCCGCCACCCAACCAGCGTTGAAGTGGCGTCGCACCTCCTCGTTGCTGGCTGTGCGTGGCGCACCCGGGTTGTCGAGATAGTCGTTGAATGCATCATCAAAACTCTTCACTCGCAAGACCTGACGCTTGCGCCAGCCCTCGGCCTCTTGTCGGCGCTCCAACTCCATCCATGCCTCCTCTTCTGGGTCTTCAATCACGGACGCCTCCTTCGCGATTGATCTTGAAAAAATAGTCGTCGCGATACTCTGTGGGTGGCACGAAGCCATGGCGCTTCCATGTGCCCATCACATCAGCGCCGCGAGTCCACACCTTGCCCCATGGGGTGGCGTGGGTCTCTTCTTCTTTTTGCACCGGCACCATGTCGGCAACCAGCATCAATTTTTTCTTTCCAAGTTTTGCAACCATTTCAGTTCTCCTTACCAGTGATCCCGAGATACATCGAATAAACCATCAGCGCCGCCCCTGCAAGACCCAGCCACATGGTTTGGAAAATCCATGTGTCCAGTTGCAACAGGGTGGCACCACCAATCATGCAAAGCCCGTACCTCATATCGTTGCTTTGCCTTCGGCGCGATTGTTGGCCTGCTCGGTGCGCCAAATCTCAACACGGGCCTGTGCGCCGATCAAGTCCCAGCGCAACTTCTCTTCGATCTCGACAGCCTCCTTGAGGCCGACCAGCAGTGCGACGTAGTCGTCGTGGCTGTACGCCTCGCGCTCCTGTGCGTTGACGGCAGTCTCCATCGAACGCTTCATCAGGATGGCCTTGAGCGACTTGCGGTACTCCTCGAGATACACGCGCTCCGCCTTAGCCTTCGCAAACTTCTTTGCGTTGGCGATGATGTAGTCGACAGCCTTGTGTGGGTCGCGATGGTCAGTAGACATTGCGGCCTCCGAACTTGCGACGATTGCGACGGATCACCATGATGATGAAGACCACCACGCAGAACCAAAACATGAGTCCAGACATCGCCATGAACGTCCAGAAAAAATTACCGAATGAATCAAACATTGCCGTTCTCCTTTTTGATATTTGCCCAATTGAATTGCTCCGACATCATCTCGTCGAAGTCGAAGTGCTTGCCGAAGCAACCACGGAATGTGACCTCTTCATCCTCGAAGCCCCAGACCTTGTTGTCGTAGATGTGAACGGCGGATGGCACAGCCACCAGCCCGTTGATAAAGTCCCAGCCGCGTAGCGTTGCACGCCAGATGCCAGACCTCTGAGCCTTAGATTCGATCAAGCCCCAATGCTCGAGCAGTGAGTACGTCTTGCTCTTGAGCATCCAGCGCGGGCCTCTTGCCTGCACATCGACCCAGCCATCATCGTTGCCGTTGACGGCAATCCAACGCAGGCACAGCGCAAGGTGCTGGCTGAGTTTGGTCTTGTAGACCTTACCCCACTTGCCACAGCAAGGGCAGTACGCACCATCACCCTCAATGCTCTTGTTCCAGTTGTTCCGCATCTTTGCAAGGAAGAGTCCCTCGCCTTCAAACATATCAAATTGCTCTGTCATTTTTAATCCTTCGCTTTATGGTTTCAATGAATTTGTCCGCCGCCATTCGCTTCATACCGTTGTCGCACCGCTCCCTGTACCGCTTCGTGTTGTCGATCAATTCGTTGCGCTCCCACTGAATGGCCGCTTCCCAAATCCTGATCCCCGCATCGTTGATGCCGTACTGACCGAACAGGTGTTCAAACGCTTCTTTGCTCGTCACGCTCTTCCTCCTCTCTTTCCATCCGATCTGCCATGCTCCACGCATCGGTAGCGATGTCGTCGATGTCGCCGTCGTAATACTTGTCCATGATTAGCGCCATCATTGCCATGCCAGCCCAAATCTGTTTCATGCTTGGCTCACGCATCTTTCTTCTCCTCGGGGAAGAGTGCATCGCCTGCGGCGTTTGGGAACTTCGCGCCCCACGCCACCAACTGCAACACGTCCATCTTTTCCATGAACCCGTCGACAGCACTGATGCGATACACAACCTGACCGAACTCATCCTTCATCTTCACAATGCCGACGGTTCCCTTGCTTGACGTGAACCACGTCCAGTCCATCACCTCGTTCATACTTCGCTCACTTTCACTTTCAACATTCCGCCGATTGGCTCGGCCCAATAAATTCGCAGGTCAACGATGTTGGAGTCGTCTTCCCACACGCCCGCATGAGTGCAGGCATCCAGCACCGCCTTGAGCAGGTTGTCCAAATCGCGGCGGCGGTTGTCTGGCCGGTACGCCTCGATCTCGACTCGCATCTTCCCCGCGTAGTGCTTTGCGCCACGCTGAATCAGCACCTGATCGGCCACGGCCTTGCGGTACTCGCGCCCCTTCGCACTGATGATCATCCGGCCCTGAAACGTGCGCCAGTAGGTGTTCATGCTTGGGGGCCACGGGAAGGTCAACTCAATCATTGGCGTTGGCTCGGAATGCGATTGAGGATGTCGTTGGCAAGAGGCGAGTTGAAGTTCTCGTCGTCCTCTTTACCCGCCAGTTTTGCCTCGTATGCATAGGCCATCTCTGCACACGCTTGGCGCTCGATAAAAATGGCCTGCTTGGTGGTTTGTATTGCCACCGCCATGATCTCTGCCTTGGCTTGTGCCATGGCGTCCTCAAACTCTTTTGCGGTGAACAACTGTTGACCAGTGCCCTGCGCGAAAAATCGTTTTTGAAAATCCGTCAATTCAACTTTGCTCATTTCCATTCTCCTTCGTTACCTCGGTTACCTTTGATCCATTGATCTCTAACATCTTTTTCAAGATTCGATTCGGGGTGAAGTTCGTTCCACCCTTTCTTCCAGCGCCCAGTGTGGTCACTGTAGCCACGGAGCCAACGGTATGCACCATCACGATCTTTAATCCGCATCTTGATGACCTCCCGAACGAGACAGCGGTACATATGCTCACGGTCTCTGGCTCTTGCAATTTCTTTTTCCTCGGCATTCAAAATGATCCTCCACCGTCAAATGACATCGCCACCGCGCCAGCCATCTCTGTGAACTGCTGACTGTCTTTGTCGTACCACAGCGAGAACCAATCCTCTGCCTCACCGTTACGTTGCTTCTCACACATCAGCATGGCGTCAGGCAACTTGTCGTCGACCGTGCCCTTCTTTTGCTTGTCGTGTTCTTTCTTTTTGTTGCGCCACATCAGCAAGACGTTGTCCACCTGATCAGCAATCGCGCCTGTGCCCTTGATGTCGTTCTTGTTTGGTTGCAACTCTTCGTTCTGCAACTTGCGGATGTGGTGAATCAGGTGAATGTGGATGTTGTGATCACGGGCCACAGCAGTGATCTCGTCGACAAACATCTTCTGCGCGTTGTAATCATCCTCACCGGGCACGCACTTCATCAGCGAGTCGATGAAGACGTGACTGACGCCCAACTCCATCGCGCAGTACCGTGTCACCGCAATCACTTGTTGCGTGGTCACAGTACCTTGTTGGTCATACAGCCACAAACGATCGCCAGCAAACTGGTGAAAGCGATCGAGCAACCTGCCCATGTACTTTTCTTTGGACATGAACTTGGGGAACTCGATGTTCTCGCCAGCGAACTGTCGGAGCATCCGGTACAGCGTGCGCTTAGGCTTCATCTCAAAAGACTGAATGCAGATTTTCTGGTTCTGCTTGATCAGGCTCAATGCAATCTGACCTGTGATCAGTGACTTGCCGCCACCGTTTGAGCCAGCGTACAAAGTCACCTCACCGGGCCGAAAGCGGAAACTGTGTTCGGTCTTAGGCCACGGCATAGTTTGCGTGACTTCTTTGACCGGGTTCGCAATCTCATCGCGCAACTCATCCAACAAGAGACCAACCTCACGCACCTTGTTTGTCAGGTCATGGGCTTTCAGATATTTTTCGACGTCCACATCTTCCGGCTTGAGCAGTCGGACTTTGCGGGCCTCGTCGAGCGCCTTCGCACGCTCTTGGACATTAGACATTTGCATAGTGCATTACCTCTTCAATTCGCTGTTGTGCCACTTTCAAGCGCTCGTTGTCCTCATCGGTCAACTTCCTGCCTTTACGCAGGTCGCTGGCGCAGATGCTGACCACCAGTGCCTCGAACGCAAGGATGCGGATGAGGTCGCTGGCGTAGAACGCGGGTTTGAGTTTTGGTTTGCCCTCAATGGGGTAATCGCGGCGTTTGTTGTCTGGCGGGAACAGGTCGGTCATGTCCATGCCCAATGCCTGCACCACGCTCAAGGTCTCACATCCTGCAAAGCAGTGCAAGAGAACCCGGCCATCGTCTGCCTCGCGGATCGCAAGGGACGGGCCTTTGTCGTTGTGTGCAGGACAGCAGGCAGTCCATGAGCCGTTGCGGCCCTTGACTTTCTGAAGTCGCGACAACATGACCTCGACAGGGGTCATATCACTCTCCGGCCCTGAGCCACAGCCTGCTCGGGGAAGTAGTCGTCTTCCCAGCGGCGCTGGTTGATGTACGTCATCGGGGCGGGTTCAAAACCACCAAGCCACTGCTCTGAGGTCTTCAGGTCGTTGACGTTGTTGATGATGACTTCGGCCACCTGATCGAGGTTGTGCTTTTCCCACTTCGCCAACACAGCGGCCTTGCCGACCTTGCGTTTTGACGCAGGCCATGCGGCCCAAAATTCTTCAAAGCGTGCCGCCGACAATGTATTTATATTCTTATTCTTATTCTTTTCTAATTCTAATTCTAATTCTGTTGC